ATTTAGATTTAGATGCTCCTGATGCAAGTTTATATCCATCAGGTATGTTATTGTTTAACACACGCCGTTCAGGTTATAATGTAAAGCAGTTCAGAACAAACTATTTCAATGGTACGGATTTCCCTGATGAGTCTTTGCCAACAGAAACAGATGCTTGGGTAACAGTAAGTGGTTTACAAACTAATGGTGCTCCATATATGGGTCGTAAAGCACAACGTGCTATGGTTGTTCAGTCATTAAATGCCGCAGTTGCAACTAATACTGCAATTCGTGATGAAGATAACTTCTTCAACTTGATGGCTACTCCTAACTATCCTGAACTACAACCTGCAATGATTGCGTTGAACGCAGATCGAGGTGAAACTGGTTATATCTTAGGTGATACTCCAATGCGTTTAGCTGATAGTGCTACTGATATTCAAGCTTGGGCTACTAACGAAGCCGGTGCATCTAGTACAGGTGAACAAGGTTTAGTAACACGCAATACATATATGGGTCTATTCTATCCAAGTGGCTTAGCAACAGACTTGTCAGGTAATCAGGTAGCTGTTCCTGCTTCATATATGATGTTGCGTACATTCTTACGTAATGATACTGTAGCTTATCCTTGGTTAGCGGCAGCTGGTACACGCCGTGGTACAATTGACAATGCATTAAGCATTGGTTATGTTGATGGTGCGACCGGTGAGTTTACTCCAATTAAGACACGCTTAGGTATTCGTGATGTATTGTATACCAACTTCATTAATCCATTAGTGTTCTTTACTGGTGTTGGTTTATTGAACTACGGTAACAAGACAAGCTTTAACAGTTCAAGTGCGTTAGATAGAACTAACGTTGCTCGTTTGATTGCTTACATACGTAGACAGTTGACATTGGCAGCAAGACCGTTCGTATTCGAACCTAATGATGCACTAACACGCAATCAAATCTCCGGTGTTGTAGAAACATTGATGGTAGATTTAGTTGCAAAACGCGGTCTATATGATTATATTGTAGTTTGTGACGATAGTAACAATACTCCAGCAAGAATCGATAGAAATGAATTGTGGATTGACGTTGCAGTTGAGCCTGATAAGGCAGCTGAATTCATCTATATCCCGGTTCGTATATTGAACACAGGCGAGCTCGGTGGACAATAATAAAATTTGATACCCCGAAAGGGGTATCAAATTATAAAGATAAATATTAATAACAGGAGAAAAAAATGGCAATAGCCTCACAATCATTGTTTAACATGACCGTAGCATCGGATAATGCTGGCGGAAATCAGGGCTTGCTAATGCCCAAACTACAATATCGTTTTAGAGTTAATTTTCTAAACTTCGGTACTAATAACGCTACTAATGAATTAACTAAACAAGTTATTGACGTAACACGTCCATCAGTTAGTTTTGGCGAAATTAATATCCCTGTTTATAACTCTACTATGTATTTGGCAGGTAGACACGAATGGCAACCTCTAACAATCAACGTTAGAGATGATGCAACAGGTAGTGTTTCCCAATTAGTAGGTCAACAATTACAGAAGCAAATGGACTTTGTTGAACAAGCATCAGCCGCATCAGGTCAAGATTATAAGTTTCAAACAAACATTGAAATTTTAGACGGTGGTAATGGCACAAGTGTTCCTATCGTTTTAGAAACTTGGGAATGTTATGGTTGCTTCTTACAAGCCGCTAACTATAACAATTTAGCATACAGTTCAAATGAAGTAGTAACAATACAAATGTCAATACGTTTCGACAATGCTGTTCAATCACCATTGACTGCGGGTGTTGGCACGAGTGTTGGCCGTACACTTGGATCAATAGCTACAGGTATTGGTTCTTAATATATTTTAATATATTAAATGTCTGGATTTTTTCAGAATTTACTAACAGACGCTGCCGGAGGATTCTTCGGCAGCGATTACCTTCGTGATTACACTCACGCTAGTAAGACTTTCAGACCCAATGCATATCAATATGCACCTAAATTCAAGTTCCTATTCCATGTGTATTTTGAAATCAATCAAAGTGCATATGCAGTAGGTTTGCCACAAGGTGCAAACTTTGGTTTAGCTGTTAAATCTGTAAAATTACCTAGTTATTCATTTGATACACATCAGTTAAATCAATACAATCGTAAACGTATTGTACAAACAAAAATAAAATATGACACAGTAGATATTAATTTTCATGATGATAATGGAAACTTAATACGTAACTTGTGGTATAATTACTATACATATTATTACAAAGATGCTAGTAAGCCAGTTGTAACAGTATCCGGAAGACAAGCTCTTACCGGCGGCACCAATCCTAACAATGCAAACTATAATGTTAGAAACATATATGCACAGGATATAACAGGTGATACTGACTGGGGTTATATAGGTGAAACATCGGATACTCCGGCAACTAACATTCAAGCTGCCAATGGTCAAACTAAAGTTCCATTCTTTAAAAACATTACTGTGTTTGGTTTTAATCAACACAATTACGTAGCATATACTTTAATTAATCCTATGATTAATAAATTTGCACACGATACATACAACTATGCTGAGGGTACTGGAACAATGGAAAATACAATGACATTGGATTATGAAACTGTTAAGTATTTTCAAGGTGCTATTAGTGGTAAAGAACCTAGTAATATTATTGCTGGCTTTGGTATTAATGATCATTATGATAGAGTTACTAGTCCTATTGCTAGACCCGGAAGTCAGGCTAGTATTTTAGGTCAAGGTGGTTTAGTAGATGGTGTTGGTGGATTTATTAATGATTTGTCGGGCCCTAATACAAACATATTAGGTGCTATACAAAAAGCAGGAACTACTTACAATACTCTTAAAAACATTAATCTTAAACAAGCTATTAGGAGTGAAGTAACAACAGGAATTACTAATGCCATTATGAATCCTGTAAATAATACTGGTAGAAATGTATTGTTTAATCTTCCTATATTTGGTGCAGGACCAAATCAATATCAACAAGCAAATGGTAGAAACGTAACTCCTCCTCCTATAAATAACTAATATAGGAACATAATATGGCAAGAATTATAGATGAACGTACATCAACTGACTTAACTGTCAAAGTATTTGATGATTTTTACTCATTTAATATGGTAGTAAATGGTAATGAATTTGATATCGTTAACGGATATTTTAAAACGATATGTGGTACTAAAGCAATTGCTGGCAACTTTACTGCTTTTTTATTTAGAATATCACAAGAGACAGGTATCCCTGTTTTAGATTTATTAGGTCAAATTCAAGGCACTAATAAATTACAAATGAATCAAGTTATATCATATTACCTTAATAGTTTTAAATCTAAAACTAGTTTATATGGTGTAAGCACTATACCACAATCTAATCAACCAGTCGCACGTAATATCGTGCAATAATCATGGCAAAGTTTGCTCAAGGTACATTCACTCCAAAGAATGCTCAAAAATATGTAGGTAAACATACACCTAGATATCGTAGTGGATGGGAACTTACTTTTATGACATTCTGTGATACTAACAAAAATGTATTATATTGGGCTAGTGAAGCAATAAGTGTACCGTATCGTAATCCATTTACTGGTCAACCTAAAAACTATATTCCTGATTTTTTTGTAGTATATGAAAATAAGCACGGAAAAAAGGTAGCTGAAATAGTTGAAATTAAACCTAAAAAACAAAGCATTATAGAAAGCAAAGTTGCCAATGCCAAAGATAGAATGATAGTAGCAATTAATCACGCTAAGTGGCAGGCCGCAATGGCTTATTGCAAACATCATGGGTATACATTTAGAGTAATTACTGAGGATGATCTTTTCTATAATGGGCGAAGCAAGTAACTAAATACTTGTATGACTAAAAAACTCCAAGAATTGTTTGAACTTCCTCAAGATGAAATAGATAGCTTGCACATTCCTATCCCAGAAAATGCTAGTGAAATAACAACTGATGCATTGAGTGCATTAGAGAAGATTGACAATGCATTACCGCAGGTTCGTGGATTAGAAGCAAGTGATACTGAATTAGATGAATTGGCGCAGATGGCTGTAGATAGTTTTAAAGATTTAAGTGATTTGGGTATGCAAGTTGATAGTAGATTCAGTAGCGAAATTTTTAGTGTTGCAAGTAATATGTTAGGACACGCTATTACTGCTAAAACAGCAAAGCTTAACAAGAAGTTAAAGATGATTGATTTACAGCTTAAGAAAGCCAGTTTAGACCAAAAGTTAGCTGGAAAAGCCGAAGAGATAGAGAATACTCCAGTAGGTGAGGGTAAAGCTTTAGACCGTAATGAGTTATTAAAGATGTTGGCAAGCAAAACAAATGAACAATGATAAATACATAATACAGGAATAACGAAATGAAAAGCCTAAAAACATACATAACCGAAAGTCTTAAAAGTTACAAATATACTATAAAGATTGCTGGTGACGTTGATAAAAACTTTATAGATATGTTTAAGTACAATCTAAACAAGTTTGATCCTATACGAATTAGTGATCCAACGAAAACTCCTATACAGAAAGATCCTTACGGATTTCCTAATCTAGCAAATCAATCTGTAACTATCATTAAAGCTGACTTTAGATATCCAGCCACTGAACCTATGATTCAGCAAATTGCTCAACTTCTAGGTTACAACATCAATATGGTTCGTGTCATCACTACTGATTTTGATGATAGTATTAATAGTGAAGCAGAAGGTTATGCTAATGAAATGAGTCATAATCCATTATTATTACATACTGAATTAGAAGAACAGCCCGGTGCTAAAGAAGCCGCTAAAGCCTATGGTGATAGTTACTTAACTAGTATCAAAGACCAAATGAAGGGTTCAACTATTGATATCCTTTATGCCGGTCAAAAGACTCCTGATGCGTTTGACCCATTCAAACCATATTTGGATGACAAACAATTAGGCGATAAGAGCCCGATGAGCACAATCAAACGCCCACCAAAGCCAGCAACTGGCGCTAGCGTATCAAAATAAAAGGAACATAAAATGGATTTCAAAAGTTTATTATCACAACTAGACCAGTTGAACGAAGCTACAACAAAAACTAAAACTGGTTTAACCCATACTGCTGAGCCGGGTGGTTATGGACGTAAAGATGACGAAGATGCAGAAGGCAATAGAGTTAAAGCTGCCTCTACAGAAAAAAGAGGTAAAGGTCGTCCAAAGAAAGCTACACAATCTTCCGGTGAAGATAAGAAATATGACTTCAGTGCATTTGGTGTAAAGCATGGTAAAGATGTTAAGTTACCAAAGCATGACAAAAAGAAAACTACTAAGCATAGTTTAAAAGAATATTTTGATGCATTGGATCAAGCAATGCTAGCTGAAAATGAAATGTCTCCTGATGCAATTGCTAAAATGAATCCGCAACATAAAGAATATTTTGGTAAGAACCCACACTTTACACGTGGTGCTGAAGTAAAATCTGTAGGTAAAACAATTAATGCAAAAGGTAACCCAATTTCCGCTCTTGCAACAAAGGTAACACCTAAGTTTAATAAGCCTGATACAGTTCAGCGTTTATCACGTGGATCATTCAACGCTCCAGTAGAAGAAGCTGAACAGATTCAAATCAAACCAGCAAATCAAATGCCTAAACAACCTGGTCAAATGACACCACCGGGACAACAGCAACAGCAACAAGTTGCTGGTCAACCTGCACAGAATACGCAAGTTATTGCTCAAGGTAATAAGACATTAGGTACAGTTAATAACCCACAATTAGCACAACAGATTAAACAATCTATTGGCAAAGGTGAAATGACTTTGATGCCTGATCAAATGCACGAAGAAGATATCGGTAAGCATAACAATGCTACTACTGGCTTTGATGCAATGGTTCGTAAATTAACACCAAAATATGGTGTAGAGGCAGCAAAGCGTATTGCTGGTGCACAACTAAAGAAAATTCGTGAAGCCGATCAACCACCAAACGATAGTTTGATGAGCCCTATCAGCGAAGCACGTGCTAAAGCTGACAATAAAGCTGAAAAAGCAGGTAAGAAAGTTACTAAAGACTTAGAATATGATATGGGTCACAAAGGTAAAGATGATGCTAAAGCTGAAAAGGCTGGCAAGAAAGTTACTAAAGACATTGAATATGATGAGAAAAAGAAAAAGACAGTAAAAGAAGCGGCTAAACCAGACTTCTTAGATATAGACAAAGACGGCGATAAGAAAGAACCAATGAAAAAAGCCGCAACAGATAAAAAGAAAGTTAAAGAAGGTATGGATCATAGACTAAAGGCAGCCCGCCATATGGGTAAAGCAC